GCGTCAGCTTGGTGACGAGGCTTGTTACGACTGTGGCATTCGCAGCCGAGGGCTGATTTTTTATGGCGGAGGCCATTTATTTTCCTGAGAACCTATCTGGCGGCGTGAAGGTTGATTCGTCGCCCTTGATGGCCACTTTTCTATGCCGTGGAGAGTTACGGCCAAAGTCGGAGTCCATGTTACCATCGTCTCCAGACCCAGCCTTCAGTTTGGTGATGATTTCCGTGTCGCCCGGCTGCGGGTCTTTGGTGCCATCGTAGGACTCCGCGCGCGCGTCCATCGCCGTGCCCCAGATGTCTTCGGTTCCCTTAGTGCTGCCGAGCGCGTTCGAGGCGATGCTTTCCGCCATCGACGTGTCGTCAGCGCCGTAGATGTTCTGGTTGCGCGCCATTGTTAGTGTCCGTAGACGCGAATGAAACCGGTCCATCCAGGAGTGCCGTTGTTGGCGACTTCCGCGCCCGTGGTGGTCACGTACATCTGCAAGTTGCCATTGGCGGGGTTGATGCCAGCAAAGGCCGAACCTACACCATCGCCGTCAATGCTGTAGTAATCGGCTACCGGCGGAAGCCCTGTGCCCTGCCCGTCCGTCTCAAAAGCGTTGATGCCGAGCAATGCTGGCGTGATGGAATAGCCGCCAGTCGTGTAGTCGGCGGCTCCGGTGACGAGCTTAAAAACAAACTCGTCCATCTGTCCTTGGCCACGATAGACGGCAAGTCTTGTGACGGTCAGCGCCATTAGGTGCCACCATCCATGCTCTGGTCGGCAGCGCCACCACCGCCCAAATCGGCACCGGAGGATTTTTCACCTTGGTCGCTCTTCCCTCCACCCTTGGTGCCCATGTTCCCCTCGCTTACCGCGCGCGGGTCGCGCTCGCCGTTAATGTCGAGCGTCGGGTCCGGGATGCCAAGAATGCGGCCAGAAATGGATTCGGCGGTGCCTACCGGATCGCCGCCGTAAATGTCAGGATTGAGTTTTGGCATGATTCTCCTTCGTTTGAAATCCGGGACGGCGCACAGTCACGCCATCGTAAACATCGAACACCCCGATTGTCTTGACTTGCTCTTTCCTGCGAGGCGACAAGAAAGAATATATAGTCATTAGGAAGCCACGAGCGGTGGGGCCAGAGACTCTCCAACGGAATCCGAGAGCGCCAAGTTTATTGGTCCCCTTTACCGGACTGACCTTTCCACCGAAAATCTCAGCAAATCGGTCGAGTATCCAAGGGTCGCCTTGCTTAACAATTGCTTCTTGGCAATTGCGAGCGCGGCTGGTCCACGAGCAGCAACCCTCGCCCTCGTAGATGCCAGCCGCCCACGCGATTTGTTTTGGTGTAATCATAACCTCAGTATACCACAGGTTATTACCTAGTAACCTGTAGGTACTGAAAATCCAAACTCCCTAACGTGCGCGTTCGGTACATATGTACCCAGGTTGCCGCGGAAAATCAGGTACGCCACAAAGGCATCCGTGTACTGGCCTGCGGTCGAGGACGGCACCTGGCGGAGAATCGAACCGGTCCGGTCGTCAAAGCTCAGTTCCCGAGCCACGACTTTGAACAGCACGTCGCGGTCCGCACCGAAGATATGGTCTTTCGGGCAATCCGTGTCGATAATCCACGGGAAGCCTTCCCACTCGACGGCGGTATAGCCCAGGTCGAGTTTCTTGTTGGCGTCGTTGAAGCGCTTGAGCGTCCAGCCCATATCCATGTAGGCGTGAAGCTGCGATGGATGGCTGATGAGTTCAAGCGATGGCGACACGCGGCCCTGTAGAATCTGGACCGTCGCCAAGAGGCGGCGCAGGTGGTCGCGGGCAAGCGCGGGAGACCCGGCAAGCGAGATGTACCCGGCGTTATATTGCGGGTTCGTCGAGCGGTTGATGTTCTGGAACACCGGGGTAATCGTCCCGTTGTCCATGATGTACTTGAGGCCGGAAATGACGTTGTTGTAGGAGTCGGAAGCCCCTACCGTGGCCGTGACCGTAACGATGTCTCCGTTCGCTGTCGTGAAAGCTACGTTCGTCGGGCCGATGACGAAGTTGGTCTGCGTGGCGTCTTCAATCGCGCCCGCCAGAGAAACGATTGTCCCGGTTCCGCGCACCGTGGCGGAGTTGCCGTTGTGAATAGCCACGGTCATGCCGGGCCGCAGCCAGTGCGTACCTTCGATAGACCCGGAAGCCACGAGCGTCGAGTTGACGGTGGTCGAGGTGAGTACCGCCGTGCCCAGCGTGGCAAGAGAGCCGGTGCCGTCGAGGAAAGCATAGATGTTCAGGTACTTGATGGCGTTGATGGTCGCCATCTTGATGTTGAACGCCAGCGCGCGGGCGTAGGTCACCGCGTCGTTGCCAGCCGCATCGAGCGCCGCGCCGGTCAACTGCACCGCCTCGACAAAGGAGAAAAACGAAACCAGCGCCGACGCCAGACCTTCGGAACCTCCCGTTGGGAGCGTGCCGCCATCCGAGAACCAATCGAAGTTCGCGTTGGGGTTCAGGTGTGTCGGGATTTCCATGCCGCGATTCGAGATGGGGATGCCCTTGCCGTCGGCGTAACGGTTCCAGAGCACAGCGGCGGAGTTGAATTGCTTTGAAATGCGCGGGTTGAAGAAAATCTTCATCAGCGGGGCTGCCGCTGACAGGTTGAATACTGCTATATGGTTACCCTACTTGGCTAGCGCGCGTTTTGCAGGGCCTTGGCGAAACCTTCCTCGGTAGCGTCCCAGCTTTCGCTGATGGCCGCAGGCACCTCGATATTCTGAGGGCCTCCAGGGAAGGTGTACGATGCGCCAGACTGCACGTTATCGCGCTGTCTTTTTTCCGCCTCGGCGGCGGATTTCTTGTCGGTTGCCCAATCTTCGATGACGCGCTTAAATACGGGGGCCACATCCACGAAATTACCGTTTGAGATGCGCTGGACTGCGGTCGGGTCGGCGGCAAGTTCGCTGTTGACCAAAGCCCGGATACCTTTTTCGTCCGTCCTGGTCATGCCCAGCTTCTTGATGCCGTCCTGCCCAAAGAAATCATCCATGCGGGCCTTGTAGCGCGCCTCGGTTGCGGCTAAGGCGCTGGCCTGCTGGCGTCTTTGTTCCTGCGTCTCGAATCCGGTAATCCGCTCGGTGAGCGAACGTACCTGCTGCATCAATTCGGAGTCTTGGGACTTTCCGTCTGCTTCTTTTCCCTTGCCTTTGTCCGCAAAGAGTTCGACATATTCCTCCGCAATCGCGTCACGAAGCTTGTTCGCGGCAGCGGGGTTGGACAAGGCAAGTTGTTTGGTGAACTGCTTCGGGTCGGTTTCAATCAAATTGCGAATCGATTGCAAAGCGTTGGGCGCTTCGAGCAGCGTGTTGATTTGCGATTTGTTGTAGCCGCTATTGAGAAGAATCCTTCCAATCTCAAGAGCATCCGCTTCCGCCGGGTCGGCGACCACGACAGGAGCGTCCTTAGCAGGTGCCGCTGGTTCCGGTGGCGCAGCAGACTCCACAGGATTCGGCGGTGCCGTTACATCTCTGAGCGTTGCTTCCTCGGACATGCAACCTCCATCAAAAGCATTCTATACCCGTTGTCAAGTTTTTCCTGTATTCCATTATGTCAATCGCTTGACGTGGTGCTGGTTGCCGGAACTTGGCTGGGGCTTATTGGGCTTCGCGGCCTGCCCTTTTTCCGCTCTTTGCTGGCGTTTCACGGGATTCTTAGGAACCTGTCCGCCATGTTCCTGCTTTTTATCCGTTCCCGCCGGTTGTGTCGCTCCGCCCGCTTGTGGCTGTGCGCCGGGAGCGTCCGAACCAGCGCCTTGAATCGCGGCCATCATCATCTGACTTTTCGCGGCGTTCATCATGTGCAACTGGGCGTGCTCCAGAACAAGCTGCATCAGTTGCGGGCTATCGTCGGCTTCGTCTGAGTTCATCCATGTCCGGCAAACCTGAATGTGCGCCATGTCGTTGTCGCGGATAAGCACCGGCTCAATCTGGCCGGGCAAAGGAACATTGGGAGGAGGCTGCCCGGTTTTCTGGCTGACCATCTGGCCCATTTGCCGCATCATCAGCGCTTTCGCCCAGTCCTGCGGGTTCGATTGCGCGACGGACTGCTTCATCTGCTCGATTTCTTTCCATTGTTTCTTGGTGTCTTCGTAACTGGTGTCGAGTTCGGAATCGAGATGCCAGAGGTCCAGGGCCTTTCTCACCACGCGCGGGTCTTGTGGATTCAAAACACCCGCTGCCACAGCTTGCGAGAAGGATTCCTGCTCCGCTGGGTCGATAGGCAAGATGCGGGTTTCAATGGTGAATTTGTCCATGTCGAGCGCCGCGCCGCGCAGTTTCTGGAACTCCCACCGGCCATTAATACCATTGACGGCTTTTACGCGCGGGTCGAGCCAGTTGGAAGCCACAATCTTGAGCGCCTGCATGGCCCATGTTTCATCCGCCACTTTCCAGAGCATCAGATTGGGGAGAAGGGCGTTGTCGCTCTTGGCGGCGGCAGACTCCGCCCCTCCAAAGGTGTTGGTTCCTGTTTCGTGCTGGCCCATCGCGGCTGGACTGACTTGGGCGTGGAACTGCATGTCCTGAAGCTGCATGTTGCGCCAGTTCATTGACTCAGGAGAAAGCGGTTTTGAGTCGATTTCCGCGAAGGAATCCCGAATAGGCTTTCCGCCAGACTTGCACTCGATGATGGTGGACGGGTCGTTGATGATGTCGTTTTTGTCGATGCGCTGGCTGTCGATGACGAGAAGAGGTGCTGAGTTGTAACCCTGATTCCTTTGGAAAAGCCGGTCCACTTCGTCCAGCTTCAACTGCGGAGGAATCAGATCGTCGTCGCCATCTCCCCAGATTCTTCCGGGAACCTTGTTGAAAACGTAGTGCGTCCAGTGGTCGTCAATCGCTTCATTCCTCGCTTCAAGCAAAACATCTCCGGTTTTGCCGATGTAAAGACCATCGGGAAACCTTCTGAGCAGTTCCTTGTCGAAAAAGTAGATGCTGGGCCTCAGCCAAACTTCAATAAGTAGCGCTTTGGCAGCAGCCGTAGCTCGCTCATACCAAGCCGCATATTGGGTCGGGTCTCCCGGCAGGTCAGCCAAAGATTGAAGATAAATGAGTCCCAGGTCACCGCCCGTGGAGTAGGCTTCGCCTCCGCCTTCATCTCCGCGCGGCGCAAGGGCAATGTCACGGTAAGCCGATTGCAGCGCGAGCCGGTCAACCACGCGGTTTCTGACCAGGAATGGCGCGTGGAAGAGGTCATAGGCGGAACTCCTCAGATAGATTTCGAGCGGGTTGACGACTTCGGTGACGATTTCTCCTTTAGGATAACGCACACTCCCTGCAACGAAAGGGAGCCGGGAGACGACTGGTGGGTTAGTTTTAGATATAGGGGCTTGACAGCCGGGACACTGGCTGAAATTTCCTTCCAGAGGTCCGCACTGGTCGCACATGCTTGAGCCGGGGGAGAGCAGAACGTCCGCATCCTGATACACGGGCGTTGTGACATAACCGTGCCTCGGGTCTTTCGAGAAGTAATTGAAGCGAAAAGAATTGCCAAACAGGCGAAGATTGAGCGCCTCTTCTACCCGGATTTGGTCGTACTTGACGACTTTTTTGATGATTTCGAGCGCGGTTCGCGCGGCCTTGGCTGCGGCTTGCGCTTCGGCGTCGTCGTTCGACGGCACCGGCTCCATGAGCGGTTCATTCTGGACATAGGCGCGGATTCCCTGCCGGATAAGCGAGCGGTAGTAATTGTTTGGGAAAGCATAATCCCCGGAGTCTTGCAGGATGATGTCCCAAGCAACGTTGATTTCACTCCATTCGAGTTCGTGATAGCCCTGATAAATCAAGGCGTTGCGCATCCATTTACGGGCAAACTGGATTTTCTCGAACGAGCCTTCGCGGTAGTAGTAATCGGCCAGGCCCAGAAGCCTTTTGTCTATCTTTTCGTCAAACTTGTACTGCGGCTGGATGTCGCGTGGTTTCGGCTTTTCGGTATCGGAGTGGATGGGCTTGTCGCGGTTGCCGAACAAGTCCTTGATGTTGCCGCCGATGCCGGAGATGAGCGATTGTAGCGGGCCACCAGCTTTCTTTGTCGTGGCTCCATTGCTGGGGACGCCGGTTCCGATGCTGTCCGAACCCGAACCCGCCGCCAGTCCACCGCGAGGAACGTCTGCCAATTAAGAGCTTTTCTTCACAGCGCGATATACGTCTCGGGCGTAATCGGAAACCGGCAGAGGAAAGGAAAGCCGTTTGCGCGTATCGGGCTTTTTGACCTTTATTTCTACCGGTTCTGGATTAGCGTCCATACTTTGACTCGGAATCTCTAAGGACTTCACGCAGAAAATTCTCGTCCACTCCCTCTCCCTCTCCGCCTGCATTTTCAACTGGAGGGCGAGCAGTGCCGCGAGCGGCAGGCTTCCGGCCAGAAAGCATATCAGCGAACTCATCAACACCGTCGTCAAACTGACCATACTTGAACCTCGATTCAAAGGGCATATCAGCCACGGCAGCACCTCCCGGCCCAACGCTCTGTCTTGTCCGGCCCAGCGACTTCGACTAATACTCGCTCGTGCTCTTTCACGATACTCCCGCAAAAGTGACACGTCGGAATCGAGGGGCCATAGGCAATCGGCGGCGCATTCAGAATCTGCCGGTATTCCTCGGCGACCTGCTTCACCAGTTCAGGGCTTGGACTCACGGAAGCGCTCCTCAACCATCTGCCAGGTCAGCCAATCGTCGTCTTCCCATGCCGCGCAGCAATCGAGATTCCCGGTGCTTTTTTGCATGACGCGGCAGAACCCGGATTTAGCGGCGCGCTTGTCTCCCTTTTCTCCTTCAATCATCCACAAGTCGCAATCGTCGCCGCCATTCGCTCCGCCGCAGCTTGTCCCCGACAGAGAAAGCCCCGGCTCGGGAGCGTTGACCCAGCCTAGTCCCGCTTCTTCCGGGTCGAGATTCGCGTAATGTTCTTCTGGGCCGTA